AAGAGCCAGTATATGCGCACACTTATGTTCTTGAGGTATTTCAGAATGTTCAGTATCAAGGATGTTCGTGTCTGGGTGTGCCCAATCAACTGTGAATAAATATTTGCCATGATGAAATTTTTTATCAATGCCCATATATTTGCCATTTAAACCATCCAACCAATCAAAACAATGAACACTAGGCCAATAGCTAAAACAATTCCATAGTTCCAATTCTTGTACTGCCATATCAGGGACTTGATATCTTTCAAACTCTTTTTGAAAAAAAGCTGAGATAGGTAATCTCCAGTAGCATGCACCATTTGGAAGCATAATGTTAAATAATAAAGCACGACCTGAAATAGAAGTAAGACCAAAGACAACACAGTCACTACTTTGTTTTTTATATTTTTCGTCCATGTCATAGAGATATTCTTTTCTTACTTTACAATATATTGGAGGTATGTTTGCGTTCAGATAAGCCATGTTTATATTTTTCTCTCCAATAATTTTTTCTTTCTAAAAGTCTAATACGTTTTTCTAGTTTATCAAATCCTAAAAGTTTTTTAAGTAAATATATCATTATTCTAGTATTAAAGCTTTGATATATTTTCTACCTTGGTACAATTCTATCTCTGCTTTACCCTTATAGCATTTGTAGGACACGGATTCTGAATACTCCCTCTCCGCGTGACGCTTCCCGCGAAGACATTGTGCCATTCCATTAGGCTGCACAAGGTGCTCTTTAATTTCTCCGTTTACAAACATCAACAATGCTACTACAGTTTCAATCATATTTTCTCGCGTATATTAAAATTGACAAAACTAAAACTGAAACAAGTATACCTGTAAAAAATAAACCTATCATTGTGCATAACTCCCATTCTTGTAACCTATTTCACGGTTAGCATCTTTTAATTTTTCTATATCAGATAAAACTTTGTCCATTTGTTTTCTTAAAAATTCAATATTTACTTTGTTCAATGCCATGTTTTCTATATGTGCGTTTAACTTGTCTGTGGTCTTATAAAGATCTTCGATCATCATGTACTGCTCAGAATCTGCAGGCAATGATCCTAATTGTCCACGTGGCCATTTAATTCTAAACTCTGTATTCTCTTCGAGATCTTTTTCCATTATCTGTATACGAGTATCTGCAACGTTAAGACGTTCTATGATTTGAAAGTAACCCATGGTGCCAAGTGCTACAATAATTATTAATGAAGCAACCGTCTTCATTGGCATTTGGACGGCTGCCTCCTCTGATATGTTGAGTGGTTTTTTATTCATAAATTAACCGACAAGCCACTTGTGGATTTTTTTAAAAGGCCATGAAACTATGACCCAAATCCATTTGATAATTTTTTTTACCATATCATTATCCTCCTTTATAATCGGATGTGTGCAAGTTCTACAATCGCAATCATACCCGATACATTGGTTAGTGTTAATATAAGGTCCTACTCCTTTACAATGACAAGGATGAAGACATAATGTACAATTTAGCACTTCCATCTTCTTCTAGCCTGTCTTATTCGTGAGTTAGGATCGTTTCTTGTTTTTGCTGATGCTCGTTTTAATTGTCCAAGCGATCTTGCGCAGTAAGATTTTCTACGTTTTGCAGCTTTTGATCCTTTTTTGACTTTGCCTGTTACAGCTGTTTTTAATTTTGATCCTGGGTTTGCTCTTCGATATGCAGCAACACCAGCTCTTGTCATTCCAGCACCTTTTTCTGTAGGTCTAAAATTTTTTTTGTTTCTAGCAGGCATTACATCACCACCCCTTGAATAACCCATCATTTCAAGTCCTGTTTTCATCTTCCTGCTTTCTCCTTAAAATTTTTACTCGTTGTTGCCAACACCAAACATTAAGTTTTGATGCATACTTCTCAATAAAAATAATAATTCTTTCATACATCTTACGTAAACGTAATAGTTACTCCGCCAGTTCCTGCAATAGTTGCATGAATACCGTCTAAAAATAAAATACCAGATCCAGGCAAATACATATCAAGACCCTCTTCTCCAAAAAGATAAGTAGCTATGATTGTGCCTGTAGCACCACCTGTTCTGAAAATAATTGATCCACTTGCACTATTACCTTTACCTTGTATAGATGTAAGTCTTGCTCTTCTATTTTGAGGAACCATTTGTGCCGTAGCAGTTGCGTGGGCTACCGACTGGTCTGATGTAAAACTTCCGCCTCCACTCATAATTATCCTGGGTTAGATGTTGTCATGTTAGGTCCTGAATATTTATCTGTCAATAAAGTAACTGCTGCAACATTTGTTACTGTTGAAGCAAAAATACCTTTTGGAAATAAGATACCATCTTCAGGAAAATTAAAATTAATTACATCACCTGTAGGAACATCAACTGTTAATAAATTAGTTCCCCCTGATTGGCTAGTTGTATTCAATACAACAGATCCTGCTCCACCACCATTAGATGCAACAACAATTCCTCTAAGTCTTACAGGTTGAGCTATGATAGCTGTAGCACCTGCTGCTGTAAATCTTGTTGCTTGTATATCACTTTTAAAAGCCATAAATTCTCCTAGTTCGTGGCTCCCGAAGGAGCCACTAGTTTATTATTATTGAGTATCAAAAGGTGTAGCAATTGTGCCGTCACCAATTAATAGTCCTTCAACCAT